AAACGGCCCATATGCCAGTACTGGCAAGAACTTGTTCTGTTTTATAAGTTGCTTTGTCTGTAACTTCTACTAATATTGTTGGCTTTGGTCTACTCATGTTATTATCTCCACAGTTATTTATGATAAACTGCGTAGATAACTTGGTTAACGGCTTAGTTAACTACCAATTTCCACCGTCAACTTCAATTTCAGTAGGTGTTTCTTCTGTGGATCTGTTGGCTAGTGTTTCTATGTCAAGCAAAAGTTTGGTTATATCACCGTGTAAGTTCTTTGCATCTGCCATGTTCCAGATAAAATCATTAGCGCCTGTTGCATCACACTGTGCAACCCTGTCAATAAACTTTCTAATGTAAAGACCACTCATTTATAGTAGAATCCATCTGCTTCTTTAACAGGACCAAAGTATCCATAACGATCTAACAATATAAGTTTTGGACAAAACACAACTTTTGATTTGCGACCAATTGTGAGCATATAGTATCCTGCGGCATACCAACTCTTTGATTTCTTTTCTTTGGTATATACAGGAATCCTAGTGTGTATATTGTACACTCCGTTAAACGGCTTGACATCTGTAGGAAATCCATTAACTTGATTCTCAGGATGCTTTATTCTTTCTTCGCCATCTTTGAAGTCAATGTTAGTAACATCACGTAAACTCTTAATAGTCTTAAAACGTGCATTTCCTTGTTGTGTAGTTACAAAATAGCCGCGATTATCTTTTTCGACTGAACCAATCTTCTTGTTGTCTTTTTTGATTACCCAGAACTTGCCATTAACTATTGGTTGTGCAATTGCTTCGCTCATTGTTTTAGTTCTCCTTGATATGTTTGATTTAGCCAACGTCCATACTGTTCTGCATTGTCACTGAGTCTGGTCAGCTCGTATTTACCACAAAATTTAAGGAACTTTGAACCTACTTGTCCTACGTCTTTGTTAGTGAGTTGTGTTGTAATTGCTAGGTCAACTCTATCTTTAATCTCATCTGGCATAGCAGTTAGATCAATTAGTTCTTTGTTTCTATTGTAATCATCTAGTACTCTATGCTCTGCACCATTATGATCACTCCAACGTTGTAGCATCATGTTATTCCATGCATAGCCTTTGCTTTTGCGATCTTCAAATGCTTCTAATAGACCTACTTTGTTCTTAGTACCTTTCTTACGTACACCTGGATAAGCACTAAACACATTGTCGCTACTGTCGCCTCGCATGCACTTTTCAAACAACAACCATTCAGGATCACCTAGTAGTTTAGGCTCTTTTGTTTTCTTATCTATTACTTGCTTGCCTTTAGCATCATATATGCCTTCTAATGTAATCAAGTTATCAGTTATACCATTAAACTGTGTAACGTTTTTTGTAATCAACTGATAGAAGTCGCTGTCACTGCTAATAATAACATGCTCGTCTGTAGGATGTAATGCAATCCAACGTGCTATAAGATCATCTGCTTCTGCATTAGGATCACGTAATACACTGCAATTAGTTTTTTCACGTATGTATGTACTAAAGTCATCAAACGTTTCCCAGAATAGTTTCTCTTCTTCCTGTTCAGTTTCGTTCTGTGCGGCTCTTGCTTCGCTACGATTAGCCTTGTAAGGCTTGTAATGATCCTTGCGCCATGAACGTCCTTCTAAACAAAACACAACATGATCTGCATCAAACTTCTTTGCTACTTTGTTAATAGCTGCCATACTTATGTGCAATGCGTAGCCAACTTTTTCCCAGGGATCACTTGCACGGAATGCAACGTGTCTAGCACGAAAAAACATGTTAGCAGTGTCAATCAATAGATACTTCATACGAATCCTTTTGTTAATAATACACTTATTATAACACTAGACTAGTTTATTGTCAACGATATATTTTGTTAAAAATTGTGCCCACACTCTGTGTCCGTCTGCACCATAGTGCCAACTAGTAGGACTTACAGTTTCACATTTAGCACCTACAACTTTATCATAAGTGGTATCACCGTAGGGATCAATATAGCTAGTTCCCCATTTTTTCTTTGTTTTTATTTTGCTGAAGTTGTTGTTACCATTGTAAAAAATATGTGCTATTTTTTTCTTATCTAATTCTTTATGAAACTTCCATATCTTAGAGTGTGCATCGTCGGTCTTCTTTGCCCAGTTGATATTTGCAACATACTCCTTATACTTTTCTTTGTGACTGTTTGGAACTTCATCAGTACCACTAGCATTGATTTGATAGTATGTACCATCTATAAGCCACTCTTCACGTTCCCACGTACTCCATTGTATAATCATAAATGTTCTATACAATTCATCTTTAAACTTTTTCATCCAGTTATTGGTAGTTCTAATAATTCTATCGTTTGAGCTGGCACTCTCTGCATTACAAACTAAACCCATACTAAGTCTGTTACTTAGAAGTTTACTAAAACTTTGTGCAAGATTATGAGGATGTGGAGCTCTGCCCATCATCCAGTATGACTTATCATCTTCTGCAAATGCATGATTATTTACGCATTCTGCTGCCGCAGTGTGTGAGTCGCCGTTAGTGTATAATATCATTTAACTTCGGTAAATCCGTTACCTAAGTCGCGATTTTTTACATAACGAGTTTCTGGATCAGCCTCTGATTGTTCGTATGTTTCAAGTACAACATTACGACATACATTTTGGAACCAACGATCAATAATGTCGTGTTCTGGTTCTCCTGGTTTCAACTGGTAACCAGCTCTAACAAGATTTGCTATAAACTTTTCATTCCAGTCTAGTTCGAATGCACCGTTGTTTATGTCATCTGCATCTACATCCATACCAAGAACTGCTACATAAGCTTCGCCTTTGGCAGTAGCAATTTCTTTTGGCGTTTTCTTTGCTTTGGCTTTTGATTTTTCTTGTGCTACAGGCTTTTCTTTTATGCCCATTGCACGTTTAATTTTGTCTAACATGTTTTACCTTACTCTGAAAAGTATTTGTCCAGCATCTCTAGTCTATCATCTGCTTCTGCTAGTTTGTTTAGTTCGGCAATGACTGCTTCAGTTACATCTGAATGCTCGCCTATTCCTGCTGGCATAGTTTTATATACCTCAATGTTTGCTCTATGTACTGCAATTTCACCTTCGGCTTGTTTTCTAGCCGCAAGTATTATGTGATCTCCTACTTTCATTATCATCTCCCAAGTTTAGTTTTATTAATTATATAGTCTGCTATTGGTCTCTGGGCATTTAAATTAGGGTGCCCATGGCTTTCTCTTTCTAGGTTATTTGTATCTGCCCAATCTAGTAAATGTGTATTTGGCGACCACATCCACTGTTTGAAATCAATAAATCCTAGTTTTCGTTGGACACGTGCTATATCTTCTTTCCAACGGAATGTCTTACGTTCGTTTAGCACATTAAAGTTATGTGCTAGATGCTTACTTGGTAATGTAATATCGTTTGTTGCCCAGCTGTTAAACATATAACAGTGTATTTTCCTTACGGCACACGCATCTTGTATTGTTAGTATATAATCTATTAAACGTTCGTAACTTAGCCAATCGTTGTAGTGATACTTGTACCAATGTTCATGCAATTCTTTTGCTTCTACATGCGGGTCATTGTTAAAAGACGCACTATATGGCAAACAATTCAATGTGTCGCCATTACTAGTCGGAAGTTCTTCTCTTGCAATGTTTGTCCATCCAACAACTAATGCACTGATATCTTTTCCACTGTGGATATAATCAAGTGTAGTACGCCATATACGAGTATTTGAACAACCTGATTGTGCTAAGTTTACATGTTCTTGTGATATTAGTGCAGGCCAATATAAACTTTTCCAATCTACACTTTCTAATTCTAAATGGCTTTGTTCAACAAAACTACAACCGTTAAATACAATCACGGCTTTATAAATACCGGAATTGGATTCATCTTATGTAGGTTACGACTCCTTATTGCATTGTATTTGTCAACTTTAACAACTTCGGCTTCTTCTAATACATCGTATGCATCTTGAGCTTCAGCAAGTTTCATACATTCTTCGAGTTCTTTATAACTCATTCCGTTAAGTTGATCCTCGTCGACTCTACCATCGTCCCAAAGTCCGTCAGTGGGTTTTGCATCAATGATACGTTGGTCAATACCTAGTTCACGTGCCATCTCCCAAATTTCCGTTTTGTATAAGTCAGCTATCGGCGATATGTCTACTCCGCCATCTCCGTACTTTGTATAAAAACCAACACCAAAGTCTTCTACTTTGTTGCCTGTGCCAACAACTATGCCATCAAATGTCTGTGCCTTTTGATATAGCGT